TTTCATGATTATTTACAAAGTAAAATGATACCTTGGGAGTCCTCTGCTGCTATTTCAGCCAATAGAGCCATTTTTAAGCATATTAAATCTGAGGCAATAAAATCTACAAAACAATTATTTAAACTTCATGGCGGCTGTAAATATGCTCCTAATGGATATAATAATTCACATTTATTAGCAATTGCCCCAAATGCAAATAGTTCTATTATAGCAGGAGCATCAGCTTCCATTGAGCCAAGAGCTTCTAACTGTTATACACATAAAACAAGAGTTGGTAGTCATTTAGTTAAGAATCCAACATTAAGTAAGATTGTAGATGGTTTAGCTGATAGTGATAAAGTTTGGGAAGAGATACTTGCAAATGATGGAAGTATACAAGATTTAGATTACTTTACTGATGAAGAAAAAGAAGTATTTAAAACCTCTTTTGAGTTAGACCAAAGGTGGGTGGTTGATATGGCTAAATCTAGACAAGAGTATATTTGTCAAGGACAAAGCGTTAATTTATTCTTTCCAGCTGGAACTAACAAAGAATATTTCAATGCTATACATACAAGAGCATTTAGTACTGAAGGAGGATTTAGACCATTAAAAGGTTTATATTACCTAAGAACTGAAAGCGGTAGAAAGACAGAAAAGGTGGCCGTGAAGGTTCAAAGAGATGCACTACAAGATGGTGTTAATGAGACATGTCTCTCTTGTGAAGGTTAAACATGAGTAACAAACTAGACATATTTAAAGAAAGTAAAATATATAAGCCTATGAAATATCAATGGGCTGAGGATTATAGACAAGAGTCTGAGCAAATGCATTGGATAACTGATGAGATAGATTTCAATCAGGATTTAGTTGATTTCCGTGAAAAGCTTAGTGAAAATGAAAGAGAGTTTGTTAAATCTATACTATCTATATTTACCCAGTCTGATTTTGCTGTGGCTAATTACTATGTAGATTTCTTATTACCAAACATTAAGAATAATGAAATTAGAGGAATGTTATCTAGTTTTAATTGTAGAGAATGGGAACATCAAAGAGGTTATGCCCAACTAAATGAAAGCTTAGGTTTACCAGAAGCTTACTATACTGATTTCTTAGAACATACAGCTACATTAGATAAATGGAACTTCTATACTAATAACAATAAAGTTAAAGGTAGTTTTGGTTTATCTATTGCTAAACAAGTATTAACTGAAGGTATAGCTTTATTCGGAGCTTTCATAATGTTGAAGAACTTTGAAAGACATGGATTACTTATGGGTACTTGTAAAGTAAATGAGTGGAGTCTTAAAGATGAAACTTTACACGTTGAAGGTAATGCTAAACTATTTAGAACATGGGCTAATGAGAACCCAAATGATATAGATGATAAGTTTAAAAAGACTATCTATAAAATGACTAGAGAGGTTGTTAAATTAGAAGAAAACTTTATTGATTTTGCATTTAATAAGCATGAGGTGAGAGACCTTAAAGCTGATGAGGTTAAACTATATATTAAGTATATAGCTGACAGGAGAAATGTACAACTAGGTTTAAAGCCTGAGTATGGTATTGAAGAGAATCCTTTACCTTGGTTTGATATGTTAACTAATGGTAGTTCATTACAGAATTTCTTTGAAGGTAGAAGTGCTGATTATGATATTGCAGGATTAACAGGGGAATGGAACTATGGCAACTGAGCAACAGATACAAAAGAAAATAACAACTTATCTTGAAAAAGAAGGTTGTTATGTGGTTAAAGTTATCAGTGCAACTAAGTCAGGAGTTCCTGATATTTTAGGTTGTTATGAAGGAGTTTTCTTTGGTATAGAAGTTAAGACTCCAAAAACTAAAAATAATGTGTCTAAGTTACAAGAATATAACTTAGACAAGATACAAGAAAGCGGAGGACATTCCTTGGTTGCTTGGGAAGTTGAACAAGTAGAAGATTTTATTAAAGGATTATTGTTATGAATTTAAGTAAAGAAGAAAGTGAATTATTGATGGAAGTAGTAAGCCATATACATGAGGAACCATTTGGTGAGACTGTAGAAAATTTACAAGATAGTATAGACAGAGATAACAAAACTATTGAAGAGTTTAAAAAAGGTATACTAGAAAAAGAAAACAGAATAAAAGTTATTAAAGATAGGAAAGCTTTAATATTATCTTTAAAAGGAAAAATATTATGATTGACCAAGAAGAACTAGCAGACATGAACACAAAGTTGCCTCAAGCTATGCAATACATAATAGAAAGTTGTACTAAGTTATTATTAGCAGTTGATACATTAACTTATGAACGTGATGAGTATCAAAGGAAATATCAGAATGAAGTGGACTTAAGAAAAAAGGATTACCCATGGAGAGGATAATAAATAGTTATTGGTTCAGAGTAGTATGGTTTATTATAGGATTCTCTATAATATTAGCTTTAAAGGGTTATTATGATTACTCCTTATAAGCATCAAATTGAAAAGGCTGAAGAATGTTGGAATATATTAAGACAAACTGGTTACGTTTACTTGGCTGGAAAACCAAGAAGCGGGAAGACTTTAACGAGTTTACTGATAGCGGAGAAAAGTCAGAAAATATCGAAAGTGCTAATATTAACCAAGAAGGCGGCAATACCAGGTTGGGAAAAGTTCCTCCATGGAATGACTCTCAATCATACGTACCATGTAACTAATTATGAACAAGTTGGTAAATGGGATAATACTAAAAGAAAAGCTATACTTAAACTAAATCCAGAGTATTATGATTTAGTTATCATAGATGAGTCACACAACTTAGGTACTGTAGGAAAACCTTCTGGAAGGTATAAAACTATAAAGAGTCTTTGTTATAATATGCCCCATATACATTTAAGTGGTACAGCTATAGTTGAGTCCCCTAATAGTATATATCATCAAATGACTATAAGTAAATATAAACCATTTACTGAAAAGAATTTCTATTTGTTCTTTAAGAAGTTTGGAAAACCTTACTATATTAAAGCAGCTGGTAGAGAGATACAACAATATGATAGAATGGATGAAGATAAAGGACTAATGAAAGTTATAAATAATTTCACAGTTTATATGACTCAAGAAGATGCTGGAATAGATGCAAGTGTTCAAGCAACTGATAAACTACATTATGTAGAACTATCTAACCAAACCAAAGCTATATATAATATCTTACAAAAAGATAATATAACTAAAGTTGGTAATAATATGTTTAGTGATAGTGAGGATGGCTGGCCTAGGGCAGATTATCTAATAGAACTAGAAAATATGACTAAGGATTTAGTTTGTGACACAACTATGAAGTTAAGAACTTCTTTACATATGTTAGAATCTGGTATAGCTAAAATAGATGATGAATATATAGAACTAGGTAATACTGAAAAAATTGATTATATAAAGAAGGAGTTTGGAGATGAAGAAGATATTGGGATTATGTGCCATTTTGTCGGTGAACGTAATTTACTACATAAGCATTTTAAACTTGCACAAATTTACAGTTCTACTTCACATGCCGAAGGGGTGGATCTTAGTCATCTTAAACATTTTATCATACTTAGCTCTGATTACAGTGGCTCGAAGTTTATTCAAAGAAGAGATAGAATTGTTAATATCAATGGAAGCAACACAACAGTAGTTAATCACATATTAGTTAAGAAAGCTATTAGTGACCAAGTATATAAGAAAGTTTCCAAAAAGGAAGATTTTAATAATTCAACTTATGAAAGAGATACTATTTAGTATCTACTTTCATTTGTTCTGGCTTGTATTCAATAAGTAAGGCTTTTTGTAAATCTTTTCTCATCTTAGGAGGTACTCCATTAACTTCCATTTGTCTAAATACATCAACTGGATTCTTAGCATTTCTAATACTTTTCAATATAGCTTCTTGTATTTTAAGTTCTCTATGTCTTTTACCAAAAGGTATAAGGGCATCTCTTGAAGCATTAATGGCATAACTCATAATACCTAACATACCGCCAGGATCTTCAGCTTGACCAGCAACTTTAACTGCACTTCTTAATTGTTTATCATTCTTAAACTTATTACTAAAGTCTTTAACTATTTCAATAGCATTATTAACCTCAGGAGAGCTAAGTTTTTCAGCTTTAAGTTTTTTCTGAAGACCTACCCAATCAGTAGCTTTCTGTTTAGTAAATTTACTCATTATCTCAATAAAATCTCTATTATTCATAGCTCTACTATAATTAGTAATAGCATGGTCTACAGAAGCTAATGTAGGCTCATCTAGATTTTTAACTAAGAAAGAATCTACTCCGCCTTTAATACTATTTAATAAAGCTTTCTCTTCATGCCTTTTAGCTTTATTAATAAGATAGTTTAAATCTTGTCTAAATTGTAAAGCAGTTCTAGTATTCATAACCCCTTGACTTGCTTCTAAATCAGCTCTCATATTATTAACTATGTTTAAAGCTCTACTTGGAGTTTTATCATATCTTTTAATCAATCCATCTAATTTAGGTATCATAGAATCAAATTTAAACTCATTAGGATGATTAACAGATATATTATCTATCATATTACTATAAGTGTTTTTAGCCTCTATAACTTGATTATCAACATCTCCAATAGTATTTTGAATGATTTTAGTTCTTCCTGCTAATTGTTGTTTTAATAGTAACTTATCAGTAGTACTAGGTTTTACAGCTTTAGCGGCAAAGTCAACAAAATCATCTTCAACTATATTAGTTATAGCATAAGCCTGGTCAGCTTTAGGAACTCCTTCTAATGTCTTTAATACATCAGCTTCATTAAGTTCTGGGTGTTTACCTATTAATAATTTAGCTTCATAACTAAGTGGACCTAGATTACGGGTTAATCTATTAAATAATGCCATGCTCCCAGCACCAAATGTAGCTCCTATAGTAGCATCTAATATAACATCATCATAATCTTCACGTTTACCTATACCATCTAAAGCATTAAGAACTGCTTCTGTTGCTGCAACTCCTTTAACTCCTTTAGCCATTGGAACAGCTATTTGACTTGCAATATTACCTATAGTTGCTGGATGTATAAGTTGGTCTGGGTGTTTAACATTATAGTCTTCTATATACTTATTAATCTTAGTTAAGTTCTGAGAACTTTCATCACCTATATCAATACCTATTTTATTTAAAGCATCTTCAGTAATCTTAGATAATGGTAAAGAAACTGATTGTCTCATACCTGCAATAGCTTGTAATGGATAGTCTATACTCTCTTGCTCTTGTATTCTACTTTGTTCTATCTCAGGAAGAGTCATAGTAGTTGTGTCATCTTCTGGTTGTACTATACCAGGAACTTCTTCAATTATAGAAGGCTCTTGACTGATATCAACTTTAATAGCATCTAATTCACCCCACAAATCCGAAGGTTCTTGTACTACAGGAGCCTCAATAGGCGTTTCTTGTACTTGTGCTTCTACAGCAGTATCTACTGTAGAATCTAATTCATCCCATAAACTTGGCATATCCTATCCTTGTTGTATCTTAGGCATCTCAGCCTGAGCTTGGTTTTGTCCAACTTGCCCATCCATTTGGCCTTGTTGCATTTGTTGCTGTTGTTGAGCACCTAACATCATAGCTGTATCATCTAGTATCTTAGATAATTCAGGACTATACTTAGATTTAACGTTTTTAACTGATAAACTACCAGCTTGGAAATAACCAGAAGGATTAGCTTGACTTAACATATTACCTAAAGGCCCATTAATGAATTGCTCTAATAGAACTTGATTCTTTTCATCATCATCATTAAAACTAACAGCATCAATCTCAATATCAGCTTTAGAAAAAGCTATATCAGTATCCATAGTTGGTATAGGAGCCATAACTAAATTACCATCTTCATCAGATAAAGGTTCACCACTAGCGGGGTCTACAACTTCCTCGAATACCATTCTAGACTGAGGCATACCAGTTTGAGGGTCTATTCTACCAGTAGGTATTTGTAAAGGTTTATTTAGTTCTACCCATTTATTACCTTGATAATTATCTGCTACTCTAACTATGTCATGAGCTGTAAAATATTGTTTGATTAGATTAACTATATCCCATCCAAGCAATCTATAGAATTGCTCTATCTTACTAGTACTATATCTTTGGGCTACCATAGATGCATTCTGTTGTAGTCTAACCTTAGCTCCACTATCAGATGCATAAGCCATACCTAAGAAACTATCATTAATACTTAGAACTCTTTGAACTCTATCTAATGCTTTATCTATAACAGTATATTGGTCTAGTACTTCTCTAGTTAAGTTTTCTATTCTAATACCAGATAAATCTTTAACAGGTATAATAGCATTTACTCTATTAAATTGGTCTGTAAAATTTGCTAGATTATCAACAGCCCCATCTTCTACAAAAGCTTTCTGAGTATTAACCATTAATTGAATCTTTAATAATGCTTGATTAATAGCATTTTGAGTTTCAGTTACCTCTCTAAACATCCCATAGAATTCTACTTTATTTGAAGTATTAAGTTTCTGAACTCTATAAGGATTTTTAACTTCTTTATAAGTTATTTCTTCCTTACTTAACTCTTCATCACCACTCCAATAACTTGACCAAGTCTTATCTCCATCTAACATGATAGTATGAACTATTAAATAGTTATCATGTCTTTTATATTTACCTTGGAACTCATTATTATAAGTATAACTAAAATCAGCTTCATTTATATCTAAATGATTATCATAGGCATCTAATTTCTCCCTTTTAGCCTTACCAAAGAGTTTATCTACTTCCTCTTCAGCTACCCATTTGAATCTGTGTATATATCTAGCATCTGAGTAATCATCCAATCTACTCATAGGGTCAATAACTATCTCTAATGAAGGAACATGATTAATTTTAATATTATATTTAGGTCTACCAAACTCATCAAACTCCCCAGTCTCTGCAACATCAGTATAACTACACATAAGGCCAGTTAGAATACAATCTAACTTTATCTTATCACCTTCTGATTGAAAGTTATTAGTTCTAAATACATAATCTGTAGTGTCTTGTAGAACTGATGCAGTAATAATACTATCTTCTTTAGCTGGGTTAACTTTAACATTATTAACTATTGTTGAGTAATATCCTAAAAGCATCCTACCAAACATTTTAACTATGTTAAATGTTTCTGCCGGTTGTCCTCGAAGGTTTAATACACCCAATTGGTCAGAAGTATATTGTCTATTATGATATAGGTCTAACACATTAAGAG